GCTGATGCCCAAAAACTTTTTGGGCAGCCACTGACCCCAGAAACTGTCTGGGAGCTGACGCCTTGGAGTTGGGCCATCGATTGGGTAACTAATGCTGGGGATGTTGTTCACAACCTCAGTGCTGTTGCCCAAAATGGTCTGGTTATGCGGTACGGGTATATGATGGAACATAGTGTCCGTCAAGATACCTACTACCTAGTAGGGAAATCCGGTATTGTTGGATATCCCGACCTACAGGCTCCTCCATTGGTTCTTGTTACAGAAACCAAGAAGAGGATCCCGGCTAACCCCTTCGGATTTGGAGTTTCTTGGAGTGGTTTATCTTCACTCCAGTACTCCATTCTCGCCGCGTTGGGTATTTCGCGACGTGGCTAGAACAGTTGTTGTACTGTCCGTCACCAACTCTGTCGGTCTATGTAAATAGGCTTACAGAGAGAACAGGAGAACGCCTATGGCGCTCACCGATCCGCAGTCCATTACGCCGTCAGGTGGCTCTGCCATTTCGCTCCCGCTTACAACGCGGGGCACGAATCTGGGAGAGTACACGTCGGCTGATGGCCTGACACACGAGATTTTCTCGTCTTCCTACGGGAAGTCGAGAGTTCGTCGTGTGGCCCGGGTCGACCAATCGAAGATCACCGCGGATCCGTTTAAGCCAGCGGAGAATGTTCGCGTCGGTATGTCTGTTTATACCGTCGTGGACCTTCCCACTGTTGGCTTCTCGGTTGCCGAGGCTCAGGCGATCTGGGTGGGCTTTAATGCCCAGCTAGCCGCCTCTTCGAACGCAATCATCACCAAGGTTCTCCAAGGTGAGAGCTGACCGAAGGGTCAGAGGTTCAGGGCGAAGGACAAGCGATGTCGTTAAGGAGAAATCCTTAATCGGCCTCGTAATATCCATCGTAGTATACGTTCTTTACGTATACTTTCCTGACCTTGCGTCGTATTGTGCCCCAGGAGGTCTGAAATGACCTCTTGGAAACGATCACGGAAACAGGATGGACAGCGTCGTATAAAACGCTCCCTCATCCATGTCCGAGATCTGGCACACTACGTTGGCTGTTGGTTAGGCATACTTCCTATTAAAAAGTAGGAAGGGCCTAATCCTCGTAAGCACTAGGCTAAGGAATGGAACACCCCCAATTACTGGAGGGACCATTGAAAAGCCTGATGCTTCTCCACAAGAAACTAGCGCACGAGTGCGCTAGGATCTGCTGCACGGACGCCACCCTCGATTGCAAAACAATCGAGTGTCGTGTCAAACATGAGGGCCTATCGTTTCTGACGATAAGCCTACCTTCCTTTGGCAAGGACTTCGAAACGGCCCTTGCTCTAGGTAAGGTCGATCGCGACTTGTTCACTTCTTTTAAGTGGCAAGCAGGTCTCCCCCGTTTATTCGGAGGTTTCCTCGATCGTGTGTTTGACCGCGATAGTGGTGTGTTGCTCGACGAGCC